TAAAGTTTTATAGCTATTTGAAAAATTGTTTGTTGATAAAAGATGTTCCTATTAGTGATTTTTATAAATATACTATTATGTCTATGTACCCTTGGATTCTTGATGAGTAACGGTAATGTTTTTTGTGATTTTCATCATTCAAGTTTATTAAGGTCTTTATCTATTCTTTTTGAGGATAGATTGGGCATGGATCTTTATAGACCTATGGGTATTGAGTGGTATACTAATGGTTTTTGGAGGTTGACTGAGTGGGAAGCTACTGCTGTTCAATTTTTAAGTGTTTATCAAACAGAAATTGCTGGGCCTGAGTATTATGTGAATAATGTTGAAAGTTATTCTAATAATATATATAATATTTGGGATGTGGGCAAGGAGTCTACTCATAAAGCTATTGGGTTTGATGCTTTTAAGAGTATGAAGTTTGATTATGTGATTGCTTCTGTGCCTCAGCATGTACCTTTGTATAGGGAGCTTATTAGACAGTTTCAGCCGGATGCTAAGTTGATTGTGCAGATGGGTAACAATTGGGATTTGTCTTTAATTGATGAATGTAATGTGCTGGCTTCCTTGAAGCCTTCTACTATGTTTAATAATAATGCTATTTTTTATCATCAGGAGTTTGATACAAATATTTTTAAACCTATTGATGATTATGGGTTTGGTCGTGTTACTAGTTATATAAATTGTTTGGATCAGAATGGCGGCTGGAGTGATTTTATTCGGTTAGAGAATCAGTTGTTGGATATTGCTCAGTTTAGAAGTTTGGGTGGGCAATGCCGTGATGGTTTTGTTGGTGGCCCTTCGGAGGTTGCTTCTTCTGTTCAGAAAAATGATTTTGTGTTTCAGGTAAAATCTGGTGGTGATGGATATGGCCATTCTCTTTATAATGCTTATGCTTGTGGTAAGCCTGTGATTATCCGTTCTTCTTATTATAGAGGTTGTCTAGGGGAAGAATTATTTAATGTTGATAATTGTATTGATTTGGATAGGTTTTCTTTGGAGCAGGCTGCTTCTGTTATAAGGGAGCTTGTTTTGGATAAAGATAGGCTTAAGGAGATGTCTGTTAACGCATATCGTTCTTTTGTTAATTGTGTAAATTTTGATGAAGATGCTGCGAGAATAAAATCTTGGCTTGAGTCGCTATAACCTTTTTTTTGGTAACATTGTTGGTTGGGTTGTGCTAGTATTTTTTTTGTCGAAAGGGTTCTAATGTTATTTATTGATAAACGCAAGGGCGACCGAATGCCTGAGCATGTTATTATTCCTACTCCGAGTTTTGGTTTGAATAAGGCTCTTGGTGGAGGATTGTATACAGGGGCTTCCCATTTGTTTTGGGGTACGCCTTCTGTTGGTAAAACCACAATGTGTTTTAGAATTATTGCTAAAGCGCAGGAGATGGGTTACCGTCCTGTTATTGTTGATTCTGAGTATTCTTATTCTGATGAGTATGCTAAGAAGTGCGGTATTAATGTTGATGATATTGTGGTTATTCAGTCTACTATTGTTGAGGATATCCTTAAGAACCTTGTTGGATATCTGAATCACCCTGATGAAAAGCATATTTTCTTGTTTGATAGTTTGTCTAATATTATTAAAGAAGAGTTTTATGATAAGCCTGATGGTGGTAAAGCCTTAGGTTTGCAGGCTCGTTCTCAAGGTTATTTCCTTCAGAAGTTGATTAACTCCTTACATAAGGAACGTAATATTATGCTGTTTGTTGCTCATCAAACTGTTGATCTTAGCGGTATGTATGCTGTGACTAAAGCTAAGATGGGTAACACTGTTCATCATAATATGCATAATATTGTGAAGTTGTTTCTTTCTATGTCTCAAAAGGAGATGGATAGAGATCCTACTCAGAAGATTCTCTCTCAGAGGGCTGTTTGGACTATTGAAAAGACTAAGCAGCTTCCTACGATTGGTTCTTCTGGGTATTATTATGTTCTTCCTCAGGAGGGTCGTATTGATTCTTATAGGGAGATGATTGACATGGCGATTGAGTTTAATATCATTCAACGTCGTGGTGCTTGGTATTCTCTTGGGGAGTCTAAGTGGAATGGTACTGCTAATATTGAATTGTCGGATGCTCAGATCGCTCAAGTGGCGAGTGAGATTATTGCTCTGTAGGAGGGGTTATGGATTTGTATAATTATAAGGCTAAGGTTGTTAATGTTGTTGATGGTGACACTTTAGATGTTTCTGTTGATTTAGGGTTTGATATTTCTACTATGATTCGTGTTCGTTTGTATGGTGTTAATGCGCCGGAGTCTAGGACTACTGATCTTGTTGAGAAGACTGCTGGGTTAGCTAGTAAGGAGTTTGTTAAGTCTTGGGTGGCTAGCTGTAATAGTGATGTTGTTATTACTACAATTAAGGATGAGAAAGAGAAGTATGGTCGTTTGCTTGCAAATGTTTATTTTGCTTCTGATCATACTATTTGTTTGAATAGCGAGCTTGTTTCTAATGGTTTTGCCAAAGCTTATTTTGGTGGTAAGCGTTAGTGAAGAGGACTGAGAAGGAAGAAATTAAGAAAGATAAGGCTACGGCTGTTAAGAATTCTGGTCGTGGGTTTCGTAAGGGTGACGCTACTTTAGGTCAGTTTGTTGTTGATTATAAGCATAATGGTTCTACTTATACGTTGACTAAGGAAGCTTGGGTTAAGATGCGTAAGGATTCTTTTCGTAGTAATTATAAGCATCCTTGTATTTCTGTTGTTCTGGGTCAGGATTCTGATGTGAAGGTTGCTATTATTGATTGGGAATTATTTAGACATCTTATTTTGGATACTGAGTATGAGTAAGAAATTAAAGATAGTTTCTGTTGTTTTTGTTAGTGTTATTTGTTTTAGTTTTTATTTTAGTTTTAAAGTTTTGCAAGTATTAAAAGAATTAGACGAACCTATATGATAGGATGTATATAACATTATGGCTGATATTATTGTAGACCCTGAATGGATTGCTCAACAGATGGGCGATAAGGCTGAGGAATTCTTGGAGTGTATGAGAATTGTTCAGGACATTATTAATAATCCAGATAATTATGTTGGTATGCAGGCTGCTAAGTATGCAAATATTTTGGCTGCTCATCGTACTATTATGATTATTAAGTCGCAGGTGTTTAAGCGTCGTTCTCAGATTATGTCTGAGCAGGATAAGATGGTTAATGATATTTGGAAGACGATGTATGAGGCTTTGGCTGAGAACATTAATGTTTTGAAGATTATTGTTCGGGGTAGTAACTGATGAAATTTCTTGAGACTCTTAGAGGTGTGAAAGAAGAAGTTACTGTTAGCCCACTTGATGTCCCTAAGTCTATTGCGGAGTTAGAGGGCGCTCTTGTGGAGCAAATTGATTTGTCGTTTTTAGCGAGGAATCAACCTCAGATTAAGAAGGTTGAGGGCTTTCATCCTAGCTATACAAATCAATGCGCTAGGTATTGGTTTTATTTGTTTCAGGGTATTGAGATGACTCCTTCTTTTGGAGCGCAGACGTACAGAATTTTTGATAATGGTCATGCTGTGCATGAGCGAATTTATGGTTATTTTAAGGAGATGGGTATACTTGTTGAAGAAGAGATACCAGTACGTCATGAAAATCCTCCTATACGAGGTACTGCTGATGGTATTATTGATTTTTATGGTCTTAAATTAATTGAGTTGAAGTCCATTTCGATGGAAGGTTTTGAGTATAGAAGAATTTATAATAAGCCTAAGGATGATCATTATAGACAAGCGCAGATTTATATGCGTTGTTTAGATCTTCAGCAAGCATTTGTTATTTATGAGAATAAAAATAACCAAAAGATTTTGCCTATCTTGATTGATAGGGATGATACTTTTATTGATAAGTTGTTTGTGAAGTATACAAAGTTTCATAACAATTATCTAGAGAATACGATCCCAGTGCAGCCTTACAAGATTACTTCTAAAAATTGTAGCTCTTGTGATCTGTATTCTCATTGCTGGAATTCACAAGATGGATCAGATAAAGACAAAAGCGAAGAGTCTTTTTAGTAAAAGATTTTGTGGTAATACTGATTGCCAAACTATTTTCTTACCTAAGACTTATAATGGTATTTATTGTTCGGCTGAGTGTCGAAAAATTTCTACTAATAGGAAACTTTTAGAGAAGTATCATTTTAATAAAAAGAATAAAAATCTTAAACGTGTGTGTTCAACAAGTAGTTGCACTACAATTCTTTCTAGGTATAATAAAGAAAAGATTTGTGAACCATGTAAGGTTAATCGGTATATAGCCCGATTAGTTTCGTGGGGTTGGGATGAGCAGAAGCTCAGGGACGAATTCTGATGTCTCTTTCTGCTATTGTTAAACCTTTGCGTTCTAATCGGGTTATTGCTGTTGATCCGGCTTCGCATTCCTTGGCTTGGGCTATTTATGATGTTGGTCATAAAGATTCTGCTGTGATTGTTGATTATGGTAAGATAGATTTTTCTTCTGTGGTTTCTATGTCTGGTAAGTTTGCTATCATTAGAGAGCAACTGAGAGGTGTATGTGAGCAGTATAAACCCACTGTTGGGGTGATTGAGCAATCTGTTTTTATTCAGAATTTTCAGGCTAGCCGAATTTTGTCTTACATCATTGGATTCTCTTGGGGTGAGCTTATCAACTATTGTGAATCTGTTGAGGATGTTAATCCTTTGCAATGGAAGTCTGGGATAGGTTATAAGAATGTTAAAAAGACTGACATACAAAAGATTAAGGATGAGTTTGGCGATAGAGGGATACAGAAACGTCTTGTTGATGAGCGCAAAAACCGTGTTAAAGCTATTCTTAAACATAACTTTGATGGTTTTGATTTTGATAGTTTTGATTCTGACATTAGTGATGCTTTGGGTATTGGTTTATGGTATGCAGTTTTTAACAAGTATGTCGTTTTAAAAAAGGTGGGGGGTTATGGGTAACGAACCGTATAAGGATAAAGCTTTTTTGTATGATATGTATGTTAAGCGTCGTATGAATCTTACCGATATTTGTAAGCATATGGAGAAGAATTATTCTATTTCCATTTCTCCTCAGGCTTTGTATAACTGGGTTAAGAAGTACGATTTGTTAAAGTATCGTGGTAAGGGACGTAATTTGAAGAGTACTTCTATGCGTCGTCCTGCTTCTCCGATGCAGCAAATGGTTGAGCGCAAACGTAGAGAGATGCGTAAGGCGAATGAGATTAAGAAAAAAGGTATGGGACGTCAATCTTAGAAAGGTTATTATGTTTGAAGCTGAGTTGGTTAATGATATTGAAGAGCTAGTTTATGAATCTGAGGATTTTAAACTTTATCGTATAGTTAAGGAGAATGATGTCAATTTGTTGGGGTCCAACGTTAATCCGTAAGGATGACGGGTATTCGATTGTTTTTCAGGAATTGTATAAGCGAGTAAAGCATCTTGATGTTTTATTAGCTGAAGATTATATTGATGAGCCGGGTTCAACAGTTGAAATGGATTTAGTTATAGGGAATGAAGGTGGGTTTCTTTTTTCTAAGGCTCCACCTAAAGAGAATATCCTTATTAACTTTTATTTACCACAAGTAGATAGAATTGAAACTAATTATTTGGTTGCTTTTGTATTTTGGGAGACAAGCAGGTTGCCTCCTGATTGGGTTGATGTTTTAAATCAATGCAATGAGGTATGGACTTGTTCTGCTTGGGCTAGGAATGTTTTTATTGAAAGCCCC